TTCAAGACACGCATCTCCGCCCCCAAGATAGTAATATCACAAAAGAGGGGTAAATTATTTACAGTTCCCCTCCTCCATTTGAACATACAAACAGTCTTCAGATGTATTTTCATCTACAAATTACTTATCTTTTAATAATATATATATAGTAGGTATTGCTGCTAATTCGCTGAATATACCAGATAGAACAGCTATATCTATTTGAACTATAGCTAATTGTAGAGTAAGAGCATATCTAATTGCATTTAACATAAACATAATATTTCCTAGAACTTGTAATTCAGTTCTTGTAAAACCTTCTATTTTTTTTTGATTTGGATTATAAATATTAAAAGTTAATATAGGCATTCCAAGTTCAGTAATAAACACTTTACATATACGAAATAATAATACATAAATCAAGAGAATACCGTAACGAGTCCAAGTATTTATTTTTATAGATATTATAATTAAATCTTCATTGGGACCAAACCGATAATATGTGCTATCTTTATTTGCTAGCAATACCGTTGGTATTATCACTGATATTAATAACAGTAATTGACCCAAGATACATATTTTTAGTCGCTGTTTTTGTGTTAATGTCATTGCAATTACTATTAATGTCAATGAAAGGAAATCTATTCAATTTATAATGATTTAAAGCATGGAGAAGCATATAGAATAATAAATGTCATATACAACACAAAATAGCCTTTTGCTCAAAAAACTCATGGAATTTTACGGCCGTGATAATAATATTAACAGAATATTGCCTATAATAAATGGAGAGCATAAAATTTCTTTACGTTTAATTGACTGGTTTGTAACAAACTATAGTAAAAAATATTATACTACATATAATATTGATGTAAAAGGGGAGAAGAAAAGATTCAAGATTTATGTAGATTATAAACTAAAGTTAAAGGCCTATTCTAAAAAACGTTTTGACCCGTTTTGTAGATGGGATAGAATAGCAATTCCATATAATAACAATACAAGCATACAAACAACACTTGGTCAATTAAATTTTTTTAAATGGGCACTTGAATATAAGATTATAGATTATATTAATGCAAATATTGATACTATTGAGAAGGACATGAACAAACGAAATAGTTCATCAAAAAATAGAAAGAAGTCTCAGGCAAAAACTCGCAAAAAGCGAAAAGAACTATCTGTCTCGGCTACGAAAAGTATCAAGAAAGAGAAAGTAGAAATCGTTGTAAAATTTGATTAGAGACACACATTAAGGTTTATTCTGTTACCTCACAACAGCAAACCCTTATTCTAACTCTATTTAGTAATTAAATTGAAAAAAAATTTGCATATTGTATTTGAAATCAATACAATATGCCTTCTCTTGCGAACTACATGATAGCGACCTCTATGAAAGACTATATCATAGAAAATAAGAATCGTCTTGAAAAAAAATACATTGTCCCACTAAGTTTTGGCCAAACTCTTCTGATAATATTCTTGGTCTCCACCATAGTGGGATATGGGACACGAATAAAATATAATGGACTTTATGGTACACTTGCCGCATCATTTCAAATAAGCTGGTATGGAATGGGTTGGGGTAAAACACCTTGGTATGTTGCCGTTTTATCGGCATTATTAGCTGGCGTTCTTGGCGCATTATTCGGTAATTATGTGACAAATACAAAATTTCGCCATAACGGTCTACCAATGATAAGTATATATGAAGTATGTGCCCTAGCCTATAATACTATAAAATATGAATGTCAAAGAATGCTATGTAGAAGGCCAAACTCTTTTCATCAGGATTAGTTCTCTTCTCTATTATTCCGATAATGATATTAGTGAGTAATATTATAAAGAAAAAATACTATCTACTATTTAATGGGAAATAAAGTATCTGTAGTAAGGAAAATAGGATTTGAAGATATTCAATATATCTTTAATTGTAACAAGGATTTTATTATAATAAGCACCCTATCGGAAAATGAGCAAGATTGTGTTATAAATAATACAGTAACGCCCAAAAATGAAGTAGATATTATTAATAAGGCCATTGGGAAGAGTTCATTATATATTGTTGTCTATGGGAGAAATTGCACAGACGACAGTATATTTGAGAAGTATCATGCATTAACATCGCTGGGTTTTACAAATGTTTTCGTTTATCCAGGTGGATTATTTGAATGGTTATGTTTACAGGATATTTACGGCGATGAAAATTTTCCGACTACCACGAAAGAACGAGATTTATTAAAATTTAAACCATCTATAAAACTTAATAAACTATTATTGACTGATATTGATTAACAGTGGATTTTTTCATGTAATGTATCAATGTCAAATTCATCAAAATGTGAATATTTTTCTTTATATTTTTTACCAACAAAGGTCCCGATTTGTTTCGCCCATTGTTGATTAACTGCTGCTTTTGGATCATCTCCGCTTAAAACTAGTATATCTACATTATTTATATCTCCCAACCACTTTCTATGGTATTGATCGCATCTTTCTAGGTACGCAAGGGGAATATCTTCACCTTTACGATTTCTAATTTTGATTCTTTTTTCACAGACCGCAGGAGAAGTTTTAAGGTAAATAACACCATCATGTGTAAATTCTTTGGAAAGATTATCAAACCAATGTTGATAGATAGTTAAATTTATATCCTCTATTTTTCCTTCATCTGCTAACATCTTGGCAAAAATATTTCTATCTGACCAAATTGATCTTTCACATATAATGATACTATTAGGATGATTTCTTATGGTATCTTTAAGAATTTGGAGTCGTGAAATATAGGCCATCATTTGAAATGAAAACGCATATTTCTGTTGATCTTTGTAAAATTTTTCTATAATAGTTTCACCATCTTTATCCTTAATGGCTTCCCAGATATCAACCGGCTCTTGTAATAGTACAAAGGGATAATTCAGTTCGGCTGATAATTTATCTGATAAATTTTTAACCAATGTAGACTTGCCGGCGGCAATATTTCCTTCAATGCTTATCAATAAAACCATTGGTATATTGTACCGGGAATTTCTTATATAGATTTTGATATTCTATCAATAAAATTGATTTAATGTTATTGTTAGTATTAATATAATACATTATCATGGATCTAGCACAACGAAAACTTTCAAAAGAAGAATGGGACTCATTAGAGGTTCCAATAAACGGCAAGGAACTACAAATTTTAAGGATGATCAAGGAGGGTTACGACAATGTTAACTTTTCCAGTAATGATACACAAACCTTATTTAATTTCATCAAGATAGAGTCAAAAGATCCTACTGGATACCACTATCATTTATATGATCTTTATTTCAAAAAGCTGTTTGATGGAATAATTAAAAAGTACAAGTTGGTAGTAAAGAAAGAGAAGAGAAAGAAATTCAAGAATTTAAAAAAGGCAGATTTAATTAGGATAAAGCATACTGATCAAAAGATAGCATCTATAACAGAGAACATCTTTGAATTTATATTGATTAATCTCCTGGAAAAGTTCGCGGCATCAAAAGGGGGATCAAAGAACAAGTATTATTATACACTGGTGCATTTGCTGAAGTTTAATATTTCCAATATTAATATTGTAGTGAAAAAAAATATACAGGAAATATTGGACAACTTTAGTGATAAAACAAGTAAAAAGGAATTTATCGCTCATGCTCATGATTATATTGAACGTAACAATGATCTTATTAAATATAAAGATGTTTCGTTATACAAGCATCAAAAAGACCTTTACACTCATTGTAAACCGAAGGAGCCAAAACTGCTATTTTATCAAGCTCCTACGGGAACGGGGAAAACTTTATCTCCGATCGGCCTTTCTCAGGGATACAAAATTATATTTGTGTGTGCGGCAAAACATGTTGGTTTACAATTGGCCAAAGCTTGTATATCTCTTGATATCAAGATAGCAGTAGCATTTGGGTGCAAGGATCCTGGAAATATTAGGTTACATTGGAGCGCGGCTAAAGAATCAGTAAGAAATCGCAGAACTGGTGGTATTTTCCGCGTTGATAACTCGGTAGGAGATTATGTGCAGGTGATGATTTCAGATGTTCAATCATATCTCCCAGCAATGCATTATATGAAGGCATTTAATGATCCAAGTGATATGATATTATATTGGGATGAACCGACTATTACTTTGGATTATGACAAACACCCATATCATGAAGTGATGGCAAAGAATTGGCAAGAAAATGATATTCCTAATATTGTATTTTCTTCGGCTACGCTGCCGCCTATAGACCAACTTGGAAATATGACGCGTAGTTTTGTAACAAAATTTAAAAGTGCGAATATAACAAGTTTAATAAGTCATGATTGTACCAAGACGATACCGTTGATTGATAAGGATGGATTTACAGTTTTACCACATTTATACTTTTCAGATCATAAAGATGTTAAAAAATGTCTGAAACACCTCAAAGAATATAAAACCTTATTGCGCCATTTTGATGTACGAGGAATTGTTGACTTTATTATGTATGTAAATAAGAAAATACCAATCAAGGACAGATACAAAATAGATAGATACTTTGAATCTATTGAATCCATAGATATCCTGAGTATAAAACAGTATTATATGTCTCTTCTTAATTCGGTCAAAGAACATTATGCTGCAATCCATCAGCATTTTACTGCGTCGCGTAGCCCGCTGTATAGATCATACATAAAAATTACGACAGGCGATGCTCATACATTGACAGATGGCCCAACTATTTATTTGGCGGATGATGTTGAAAAGGTTGGAAAGTTTTGTCTAGCGACTGCTAAGATTCCGACTGTTATGTTGGAAGCGATAATGGAAGATATGACGGCAAATGAAAAAGTAAGGCAGGAAATAGATAGTATAACGAGGGAAATGAATAAAAATAAAGATAAAGCCGATGAACCTACACAAAAACGATCTAAAGGCGCACAAAAGGGGAAATCTCGTGTAGAAAAATCTGGGGTCGATAAAAATACTGTCCGAGAGGAACAAATGTTAGAAAAGTGTGAATTTCTCCGGCAACAAATAAAAAGGGTTAGACTAGGATTGGATTTTATTCCAAATTCAAGAGAACACAAAGAAATTTGGAATGTTAGTGATATAAAGAATGCTTTTAGCAGTTCAATTGATGATGCTGTTGTTGAGAAAATTATGCTATTAGATGTTACAGCTAATTGGAAATTCTTGCTTCTAATGGGAATCGGGGTATTTGCCTTACATACATGCGATGATTACGTGGCCATTATGAAGGATCTGGCATTAAAACAAAAATTATATCTCATTATAGCATCAACAGACTATATATATGGAACTAACTATCAGTTTTGCCACGGATATATTGGAAAAGATCTTGAATCGTTGACACAAGAAAAACTAATTCAGGCAATAGGGCGAGTTGGGCGATCTGATCTACGCCAAGACTATAGTATTAGGCTTAGAAGTAATAAAATTATAGAAACATTATTGACAAAATCCGATTTCAAAGTTGAAGTAGAAAATATGAATCGTTTATTTGTTTAATTATTCAATTAAGAAGATGCATAATATATATACAAGATGTCTGTAACAAATACTAGCGCGGGTTATAGAATATGTCGGCTTTTTTCTTGTATAAATGCGAATTTAAAAACTAAAACAATCCCAGAGGAATTAATTCGCGAATGCGGTATATGTTTTACTAAAAAATATATACCAAAAACTAGACATTACGATTGTTCTCATAATGAATTTTGCAATAGTTGTATCATAGAATGGAAGAAGAGGGGAAATACTTGTCCTATGTGTAGGGCCGAACCTAAACCAATGACTCGTTATAGAGTTTTCTAATTAAACAGACGTTCAAAACATGACTCAGCACCCGCCGCGAAGTCGCAGGACAAGGTGGAGAGTGGCCTCTTTCTGAATATTATAGTCAGAAAGAGTACGACCGTCTTCAAGCTGTTTTCCAGCAAAAATTAAACGTTGCTGATCTGGAGGAATACCTTCTTTATCTTGGATCTTGGTCTTAACATTCTCAATGGTGTCTGATGGTTCTACGTCCAACGTAATAGTCTTACCGGTAAGCGTCTTAACAAAAATTTGCATCTTATAATATATTGCATACTCATTTTTTTAAGTCAGTTTAGATAAATTAATTTACTCCATTACCAATGGAATTTCTCTCTCCATGCACCATTTAGCAATACTGGTCATTTTTTCCAAGCCTATCTTCCCCTTACCGGGTCTCTCATGTCTATCTTTTTTGCATCCACAACACTCAACAGAATCATTAAAATGGACCAATACCAGTGTATTGGAAAATGCCTCCTCCCAGTCTTGAATAAATTTTAAAGGATCGTGACCAGCTGCGAACACATGACACGTGTCTATGCAAATCCGCAGACGCGTCTTTTCTTCCTCGGTGAAATTTGCGTAGAACTTCTTGAAGCTATCAAATGCCCAACACATTTCTGTTCCCTGTCCCGAGGAAGTCTCTAAAAGAAGTGGGCATTCTGGCGAGGCGGCCTCCATGGCGCGCCGAATATTAATTAGCATATTTGTTTGCGCCTCTTCTAGACTCAATTTGCAGCTTTTTCCACAATGTACGACGACCCCTTTAAACCCCATCGCCTTTCCATTCCGTAGTTCCCATTGGATACATGGAAGAGCTTTTTGTTCAAAAGAGGTCGGGTCCCAAGAGAGATTGATGAGGTAGATGGAGTGGACGAAGACCTGGTGTTTATGCTCTGTAACATAGTCTAGTACCTCCTTTTGCTGCTCTGGTGTTACTTTTGGCCTTTTCCAAAACTTCGGAGAACCCGAGAATATTTGTACTGGGCGACCGACATTTTCCGAAGAGAAGAATGCTTGAAGACTTTTCGTGAAGCTTCCCGATTTACGAATGTGAGTTCCGATCATTGTAGAAGTTGTGTGTTTGATTATCTCAAACAACCAGATATCAAGTTCAATTTTCCAATGGGAACCAAAACATAGTATATCCATGATATCTTAATCCTAAATGATGTCTTGTTCGCGTTCCTTTAATACCATAGATATCATATAGATCGTCTTTTTCTCTATAGGTTCCCAATTTCGTATCTGAATAGTAACCTTCCAAGAAACGATCAAAATATTTTGTTAAAATACCAGATCTCAACTTTTCAATCCAGCATGGATCTGCTATTTTTAATTTATTTATTTTGTTAAGGAGTGCAATACGAGAATTCCAGAATTCATGATTTGCGGTGTTTTTTGTGGTAGGATACCTATTAAATCGCCATCCCAATTTCCAATAAAACCCCAAAACATCTTCCATACCATTGAGTTTAATGTATTGAAAATTACCCTGTAAAGCAAAACGTTGCCACCATTCTAACATATCACGACCTGTTTGCATAACAACATTGTTTCTTTTTTTTGCACGAGCAGCTGGTGTATTTGTGATGCTTTTGCAACCGATGATACGTATGTATATGTAAGTTCTTTGTTTATCATCAACTTTAAAATCAACGCCGACAATACCTCTTAATGTCTGTCTGGCACCATGTATAGTATCAAAATTTAGCATTACCATTTTACATGGCAATGTAACACATTGCTCTTCATAATAATAGCCTCTTATAGAATCATAAACGAAATCTGTAGGTATTGGATGAAAGAGATCCTTAAGATTGCATTTTCTAAGGAAAGCTAGTTTATCTGGAGACCATTTTTCGCCTTTTCGGGTTAGTACATAGAATTGTGGCGTTACTTGCCGTAGCATTCTATATTATAGAGAGGTTTGTTTAGTTATTAAAGCTAAACAAACTAGCTGTTCAATTTTGTATCACAGTATATTTATTGAGGTAGATGAGAGGCTACATAGGAAGCAACCTTCTTTGGATTAGGATGTCTATGCCTATGTCTATTTCGGGAATCTCTCCGATTATAATCATTGTATCCGTTATCATCATCAGAATCAGACTCTGATTCATCATCTGTATATTCATCGTATTCCGGCGAACCCGGATATCTATCGTAATCAGGTACGCGTTGTAGTCGGCGAGGAAAAACTACTAAATCTCTACCATACATAAAGATATGGAACATTATGACCATAAATATAAGAAACATCACAAGTATCAGTAACGCATCAACGAAATCCATTATATTAATATGGATATTTTATTAATGGTGGGGGTGCGGATGAGGGTGCGGATGAGGGTGCGGATGAGGGTGTGGATGTGGATGAGGTCTAAATCCGGGTCGGAATCCTGGTCTAAAACCAGGTCTAAATCGCGGCCCCCATGGTCTTAAAGGTCTAGCTACAGTGCTGGGATATCGCCATATGGGTGGTACTAGTACACTTCTATTTATTTTATACGGATCCGTCACATAAACTGTTTTTGTTGGTGTACCATGTCTGGGTATTTGCATAACAAAGTATATCAATACTACTAATAATACGCCGATTATAATAAGTCCATTCTCCATATACTATTATCTAATATAATAATGTTCTTTATTGAAGATTATTATATAAATTAAGCTATTATGCTTAGTTGGAGTAGGCAAGACCACCCATGCCGCTCATCACGCGAAGGACATTATAGTTGGTTGCGTACACACGTACCTTGGCCGTGGCGTCACCACCGATGGCGTTGGTAGAAAGTACCAGTTGAAGGGTAGCATTGTCAATTCTTGACATGTTACATGTGCCACTTGGCTGGTGCTCCTCAGGCCGCAAGGCGAAGGAGTAGACATTGATACCGGTGTCTGGGTTGCGAGTGTGGTGCTGGTAAGGCTGAACAAGATCAAAATAAGTACCTTCACGCTCTGAGAAGCGATCCTGGCCGTTAAGCTGAAGCTTAGCAGTGACAACAGGGTTCTGTCCCCAGCAGTGCAAGTTAAGAGCTGTCTCGGCAAGAACGAATGCGCCAGCATCCGAAACACCCGAGTCTGGAACCTTACTGATTGGGAAAGGAACACTCATGGCAGGTACAGTGCAACCTGGATACCAAATCGTGGACTTACCGTGCAATGCGTCGTACGCGTAGTTGTCTGGAAAGGGGTTTGCCCCCCCCGCGGTGTACGTTCCAGCGGTCGTCGGCTTGCCGTTTGCCTCGTAGGTACCGACTGGGTTGCGCACACCAGTCGCGTCAAAATCACCTTCATAGATGAAGTCAAATGGTCCTTTCTGTCCCCACTGGATACCGACGGCATTGTTAGTGTCAGCACCAGGATCCTGGAACATACCGTTCTGGCCAATAAAGGCCCCGTTGCCGTCCATTTCAAGATTCTCATTGAGGTATACGCCAGCCGGTCCAGAGAAGGCAGCGATAGAGTTGACAAGAGCATCAAGGGCATCAGTGTAATTGAATGGCTGCGCACCAAGAGCAGAGTTAAGAGGCGTGTTCTTCAAGAAGGAAGAACAGTAGTCAACATTGGCATCAGGCTGCACCACGAAGACAAGCTCTTTGCAAGGGTGATTGAAATTGAGTTTAATTTTGTTGGATGAAGATCCGACCGACTCATCTCCAGTGAACTGAAGCTGCTCAATCAAATACTCATGCGGATTTTGGGCCATTCTGCGTCTCTCGTCTGTATCAAGGAACACATAATCGACGTACAAAGAAGCGGCTACAAGCGATTTCTGGTACGAAACGGCATCTTTAACAGACGAACCGTTGGCAACATTATCGCCATCAACACCACCACCCTCCGTAAGGTTGGTCACAGCGAAAAGAACCTCATCCGAAGGACGAAGCTCAAGGTTGATGCGGACCTCGTGGTACTGAAGTGCAATCAAAGGCAAAGCAAGGCCTGGGTTGCGACAGAACCAGAACTGTAACGGAATGTACAGCGTAGTCTCTGGAAGTGCGTTACGTGGTGCGCACACTGCGGCAGGCACATCAACGTTGGCGCAAGCAGAGTCAACATCAGCGAACGATGGATCAATCAAGTAGGTAAGCTGCGTA